AAAAAAAAAGAAAGCTGGGTAAAAATACCCAACTATTCTTCTTCAGAAACTTCTTCTTCTTTAGTTTCGACTTCTTCATGTTCCATAGGTTGTTCAATAATATCATTCTTGATTTCGGTTATTTCGAATTCCGCAGGCATTCCTGCGTCGTATACCTTCTTACCAAGAATAATAACTCCTAGACCAGCACCAATAGATGCCGCTACAGCCCATGGGTGTTGTTTAATCCAATTCCAGGTTGCTTTAACCTTACCTTGTTTGACAACTTCCACTGGTTGTGTTGGCTCTACTGGTACTACATCTGTAGTAACATTTTCAGTAGTGGTATCGACAACAGTTTCTACTGCGTCTTCGATAACTTCTTCATTTACGATTTTTGAAACTTTATTTGACATGTTAATGTCCTCCTTTAAATTATTTTTCGTTTCTAATAAGTGGTTTGTAAAATTTTTATTTAAAATCAAATGTGAATACCCAACTTTTAACTTTATAGTTATAATAGTATTTCGGGCGAATTAATTTATTCGCAATGCGTGGGTCTTTTAGGTATAGATCAAATAAGTAATCCCCGATACTTTCCATAACATCTAAATCATCTTCGATATGGTCGGCAGTGCTAATTGGAGAAATATGTAATCTTATACCATGGTTTGATCTAGTATGATGCGTAATCCTTGTTCTGTATAAGGCATTGACAAGGATCTCGTTGTTAGGGAATAATAATATTTCGTTACGCATTAATGACTTCCTTTCTCAACATAGATAATATCACCTTTAATCATTGGACCAAAAACATTACCCTTACCTTCAAGCCCGACTATTCGAACATATAGAATATCGCCAATATGAATGTTTGGTAAGTTATGCACGTCCCACATGTTGAATTGACCATAGACTTCTCCAGGAGAGCCTTTGACTTTGACCTTACCTAAGAAGCCGTACTTCAGAGTTTCTTTATCATAACTCTCAAGCGAGCTTTCTGTGATTTCCAAGCGAGCAATTTTACCTTTCCAATCAGCATCAGTATCAAGTTGATTGACATCGGCAACAGTTACGATATCGGCTTTTGGTGGGTGTGGTGTAAAATGGTACACACAAAATCCAATACCTAAAAATACTAAAACTGCAATAACTGTAAAAATAGTAGGTTTCTTTTTCATGACTATACTCCTTATAATAGTTCATTAACTATCTTTTCCGCATTATTAATACATTCTTCAATGTAATATTTGAAATCAGTTGCTAGGCTATAGAACGATTTACCACAATACCATTCACCATGTTCTTCAGTACACCATTCAGCCCATTCATCGGCATCGTTAAATTTGATATCCGTGTAACATGTGAGAATAACAGCATCAGCTACAAAATGACGAATAAACTCTTCATCTGTCATCTTGCGATAGCGTTCCTCACGCTGCTCTTGTCTTTCTTTTGGCGTCATTTATATCCTCTCATCCCATGTAGAATACGAACGATGTTATAATATGATTCTTTGAAATAAGACCATTTATAAGCGATAATATCTGAAAATTGATCTAAATATGATTCAGGGAGATCTTCCTTAATGAGATCAATACAGTTTTCGAAGTCCACATCTGTAGGTGATAAATCATACTCAACAATCTTACTACGCATTCTTGAGATTAGCTTATTCAGCGTTTCCTGCGAAGTTGATGTTACAACCTTCATCTTGAAGTAACCGAAATAGATCTGTCTGAGGTCATCTTTATGATAGAGTACGATATCTGATGTTAAGGTGAAGTTTATGGTCATCATGGTTGTTGTGAAGATGATGAGAAACATCTCAAAGTCAACTTCAGTAGCCTCAAGATGGTTTTCTGACAATATCCCATAGATATAATTAAAGAATAACTGCCTGAATGATCTATCGAAATAAGGCTCGTAGTAAATGTACTCCGCTACTTTAGGTTCCATACAAATATCCTTTCAAAAAAAAAAAGAGAGAGTGGTATACACTCCCTACTTTAATAAATTTTCTTAACGAATGACTTAGCAGATGATGTGAAGATACCATCTTCAGCTTCATAGTCCCGAATGATTAAAATACCTAGAATACTTGCAGCAGCACCTCCAATTGTTGTGATTAGCGCGGCTTTGACTGCTGGCTCCAACTTCTTATCCTTAACCTTTAGCTCACGGTCTTTGATGTCCATGAGTGATTTGGTAAGAATATCAATTTCACCAAGTGTCTGGTCGTACTCATCACTGCCAATTTCAGCACTAGCAAGTCTAGTGTTTAACTCATCGAGTTTAGCATTGATAGTTTCTTCAATCTTCTTGCTAGAAGACTTCTTAAAAATTTTATTAAACATAATGTTTACCTCTCTTTCTATATAGTGGGGTGTATTTATTTTAGAGATATATTACAAGATAGTAAGAACCAAAGAACGAACTGCCAAAGTTTTGGATTTCACATTCATATCCAAAGTCATCCCGTAATATAGTCAATAGTTTATTATCCAGCTTGTCATATAGATTACTTGAGATTTTATCATCTTCATATACAGCATGGATAAGGCGCATACCTATCGACATTTTTCGTTCCTCAGATGGGAACCCCTGCATTCTATTGAATTTTTGTTGAATTGCATTTAGTACGGTTGTAAAGTCATAACTAGCTAATACAGATTTATTCCTAGCGATAATCTCCTCAACATTTAGATCTTTAGAGAGTAGTTTACATTTAGATTTATCATATTGTTTCTTCATAAGTAAGCTCCTTTTGAAAAAAAAAGAAAGCCTGGAAAATAATCCAGACTAATACTCTTTCTTAAGTTTAGTAAGTACAAATCGTGTAACTTCTAATCTGCGGTTTTGTTGTTCTGCGTCCTTATCCAGATACCCATTCTTAATCAGCTTATCAATATAAGACTTCTCAAGAACAGCATATCCAGCTAGACAGTAGAAACCAATAAAACGTAGTAATCGTCTTAACATAATTGTTACCTCTCTTTCTATATAGTGAGATGTAATTATTTTTTATGTAGTTGGATTACTACACTATAACCAATAACAGTACCGTCTAATAAGCTGTCATATTTGAATCTTGCAGAATATCCAAAGTCGTTGATTAACGTTGGGATAAGTACATCTTTAGAAGCAGCTTCAAAGTACTTGTAAGGGACTCCTTGCTCTTCATAGATCTTATTTAAATATGTTGATGACAGGCAAACGGTCAACGGTTCGGTAAGGGTCTCCATACTATACGGTTTAAAGGTATTTATCATGTTTTGGACCTTATTTAGGATACGCGTCACATCAACACTAAGGTATCTTCTTTTATCTGAGTCACGTCGAATTTGTTCCCAGTTTTCTTCCATTGTCTTCAAGTAGCAATTTCCTTTATCGTACATAATAGTTACCCTATTTATTTTTAGTTTCGTTTACCTTTTTAATAAGATCATACTTTTCCTTAACGTCCTTATACTGTTGATAGTAGTAGGTCGCGGCTTTATCTCTGATCTCCCAACGGCTCTTATACATATCCCTTTCCTGTTGTAGTGGCTGATACTTCATATAGGCCATGGTATAACCAAACCAAATAGAAATACCCACAAGCGCAGATACAAGGCATGAGATAATAAAGCCAAAAATGAATTTGACAGTCGCTTCTCTTTTCATAAGCTCCTCCTTTTCAAAAAAAAAAGAAAGCTGAGTAAAATACCCAGCGTTTTTCTTAGAATCTAATCCCTAGTGAGATTACAATATCAAAATCGTCATCTACGAATGGGACGACGATGTAGCCGAATTTCTCGATAATAACCGTTTGGATCAAATCGATATTATTCTGTACGATATATTTAGAAACTCCTAAAGCATCTGCAATATCAGTAACTTTGATATTAACATACGAGTTAGGGTCTTTCATATAACGATCAGTAATAAGATCGTCGATCGCATCAGCTTTATTAGCGATAACCTTCTTAACTTCATCGCGCATTTCCATACGCATTTGCATAATTTTATTCATTATAAAATCCTCCAAAATATTTATTCTATATAGTGGATTGTAATTATTTTAGAATAACCAATCTAGCAAGAATATAGCTAGCAAGGTTTCCCAGAACCCCATATCACGTTCTTTTTTATTGTTTTTCATTTTATTTACCTCCTTAAGTAAAAAAAAAAGGAACTTGGTTGTTCCTTTTGAGTTAATCGGCTTTACCGAATAATTTCAAAAGAAATTCACCAAATCCTTTTATAATAGATACAATACCTCTATTAAGTACGAACAAAAATACCAATGTGATAATAATAATTGCCATTTTATTTTCCTCCAATATATAATTTATCTATTCTATATAGTAGAGTGTAAAAAATTGAAAAAAAAAAGAAGGAGGGTAGACCTCCATCTGATTAAGCGATTTTTACTTTGCTCATCATTAGCAAGGTTGCTTCTTGTTGTTGCTCTGCTGGCAACTCAGAAAACAAGCGTGCTCCGATGACCTGTAATTCAGCTTTATCTTCAGGTGTCATCCCTAGTTCTTTTTCAGCTTTCAATCCGTAATAAGTGATCATATGTCCAAATAACAAATTTGGATTCTTGATAAATTTACCCATCCAAGCATATTGCTTTTCTACCAAATATCGTGCCTTTCGTGTCATACGAGAACCAAAGTATTCCCGCATAGCATCCATAACACAATCTTTAGTGTACATAGCCATTTTGCATTGGAAGAGCAAATCTTCTTCATCAATCCAAGTATTTACATTTACATAATATTTCATGATATTATCCTCTCTTTCTATATAGTAGAAAGTAAATTTTTGAAAAAAAAATGAGCGTTGTAAGTTTTACCCTATCAACGCCCTATCATCAAGCTATGTACCAGGCTCATTGAATTTCTCACCGTACCATTCACCGGTTATATCACCCATAGCAATCCAACCGACAATGCCGTTGTGGTTGATCTTAGCCCAGTGCCAGTCACATTGTGTAACTGTCTCCAGGACTTTATACTTACGGTTGATATCACATACCCCTAAAGATTCACTTGTTCTAGTTGGTTCTTTCCGGATATGCAAAGCTACCTTAGGCATGAAATGGGTCGGCTTCCAATAAGCGTCCTCATACTCAGCGATCTTACGGTTTAACGCTTCTAGTCCTTCTCGCTTAACCCCAGTACCATCATTCGGTCTTAATACACCAAATATCCGGATAAATACGGGAGCGTTTGTAGTCCATACATAATGAACTAGATCACGACCCCTAGATTCCTTATACACCTCTCGAAGTCTAGCTAAGATTTCCTCGTTTTCGATATAGATTATCTCGTTATCATCACCGTTATAGAAATACACCTTGCGAGGATCCCAACCATGCAAATAAGGTTGTCCTGGGTCACGCCCCTCAATACGGAATGTAAAACACATACTCATATCAATACCTCAATGCCGGTTTAGTACTTTCATCCCTTGTTGTAGGTCGAACAACTCCAAATATACGATGATATACTGGTGCAGATGTATTCCACTCGTAATGTTTTAAGCTTCGTCCATGAGTGTCTTGATAAATAGCTCGAAGATATTTTAGTTCTTCCATGTTGTGGATTGGCTGTACCTCATTAACCGCGCCATTATAGTAATAGATGGTTCTTGAGTTCCATGCCGCCTCTCCACCAATCATAAATGTAAAGTCCATAGTTTCTCCTTCGCCTGATCCTCCTCCACCGCCACCAGTAGATCCTAGTCCGTCAGAATATGGAGGATATATAAATCCGATAATATTTTCTGTTGGGTTGCCTAAACTTCTTGTACGGTATCGAGCAGGACCCCCGCTCATTCCACCATCAACGTTCTGTTCGACAGTCTGGAAGTTACCGTTACCATCAGGTTCACCAACTACAATACCGGTATGACCGTAGCCGTGATATGATACCCGCATGCAGAATATAGCACCAGCGTGAGGAGGTTCATTACCGCCTGTTGTGCGCCAGCCTAGACCCTGTCCTGCTTTTAACATATCAATACCATTGCCCCACATAGCACGCCCAAAGAATTTCTGAGCGACCATGTTAGGGAGGTCGACACATTGCATGCCATAAGCACCATCTGCGTCAACCCCGATACCACGGTCGGCAAGACTACGAACCCAAGTAAGTACCTCAGATCGAGTTGCCATCAACTTCTCCTTGTATTAACGTCCATCGTCTTCAGCGGCTTGCGCTTCGTTATAACGTTTTGTAGAGATCATAAGTACAGAACCTGCGAAGGTCGCAAATAGACCGATTGTCGCAGTGATCTTAGTTGCATCAAACCCATACAACACACCAAGCCCAGCAATCAAAGTTACTAGGGCGGGTACTACGTTGAGTAAGATGAATTTAGCAGTATTGTATTGTTCATTTGAAAGTTTCATTTATTGTTACCTCGTGATTCTGTGTAGCTACGGACAAGCACTTTGATCTCGTCCATATCCGTCTTTACTGATTTAAGACTCTCGTTCATGTAATCCATTCGTTCCACTAAAGCCCGAATAATCTTCTGTTCCTCTTCGTACTTATCCAATCTCAAAGTATGACTATCCATAAGTTTTTCATTATGTTTGTCAGATACCTCAAGCTCAGTCAGACGGTGCTCTAAATCAGCCGCCCGGTTCTTGGAGGAAATGTAGAAGCTACCAAGACTAATGATGATTGGAATAACGACAGTTATAAACCAATGCATTAATTCTCTTTCTTGCATATTCCCTCTCTATTCAATACGTGGCATAACCACGCTAAGTACTCCTTGTTGGAGCATTTCAGCTAGCTTTTGACCTTTATAGTTATATCCTTCCCCTGATTGCATTGCGAAGTTAAACAGGGTCGGAGTATCCTTAGGCCATTTAGTGTTCGTGTCATACGGATATGGCATTACAACAACATCGCCATTGTTATATCGCTTACCATTGACTAATGGTTTCGCTACAGATGCGATTCGGCGATATGCAGGCAGGTTCATATTCCCTTGGATAGATACCGCAAATGCGACAAGGACATCCATTGCGTCATCCATAGAACCAAGTTTCTCATCGACTTTTTCAAATCGCTCATTCTCAGCCTTTTTAGGGAAGTTGATGTCATAATGCTTCTGCATAGCTAACTTATACAACTCAGCGTTACTTAGGTCAATAGCCGTCTCCTCTAAGAACACGTTGACTACTGAGTTATTATCGTCAACAAGAATGACATGAGTTTGCTTGTTGTTAGTTGGATCATAGTCCAACGATTTAGATTTAAATTCTAGTTTAGACACTTAAATCTCCTTTCTTAATTATAGTTGTATGGTGGGTACCTTATTTATCTGGGAACGGGTCTGTTGTAATATAGGTGATAGTCCCCATATACACAGCGGTCTTAGTAATACCTGTAGTAATACGTATCGAGCCGTCTGGGTGGAAATAATACATAGCATTACCTAGGAAATTAGCAGATTCATTCAGTGCTAATATCATAGTTGCAACGTTAGTTGGACGGAAACCTACTGGTATTGTCTCAGGACATAAGAAGTTTTCGACCCGTTGTACGATAGTCTTGATCGTTCTAGGTATGTGGATAGTAACTAGGTCACCGCTTCTAGTAATGGTCGCTGGAAGTTTATACGGTATATTATCAGTAAAATCTTTATGGATAAACTTAGGCTTTTCTACAACAGGAGCAGGGATATCTGCTTTACACACATAAGTTTGCTCCCAGTCGGACCAGTTATTACTCCAGTCTCGCCAGCGAATCCAGGTATTCAGACGGTCATCCATATACCTTTGGAATAACTCTTTATTGTTAAGTGCATATACTTCTAACATACCATGTTTTTGTGTGTCAGGGCCATTCTTCGCACCTCCTTGCTTCCCATATACCATGTAAAGACCAGTTTCCGTAATGGTATTAAGGTCCTTTCTAGAAAAACGAACGTCTTGGATTCTACCCTCTAGAGATGTAAGAGGGTATTGCTGAATAGTCTTATTAGCAACACGAATACCATTTACATTCAACTGACCTGAGGCATAAACGTCACCAGCAACGTCAAGAACACCACGTTCCCGTATCTTACCAATACCGACCCCAGTTTGGTCCATAGACATAAGTACAGATCTCGTTGGTACCTCAACCCTGAATTCTGAGCTAGTAAACTTATCTTGCACAGTCCCTATAATAACATAAGAACTACCAGAAGAAAAAGTACCATCTAGGTTAGCAGCTGAGTTGGTGATCTGAGATATGCTAGTAAACATAGTAGTAGCAGGGCCGTTATTCTCACTGAAGGTATTAGATCCAAACGGAGCAACCTTAAAGGATAGTCGCATCGTATTTCTCTGACTACCATTCATTGGGAGAGGTGCCACTTTAGCATTACGAATAACTTGGATCTGCTCTCCGTTAGCACCAACCCGTTTAGCCTCAAAATTGATCTGAGGTAAGAAGTAGTCAAGAAACTCGATATTAACCCGTTTAGGTTCACTAGTCCGACCTCGACTATCTGTAACAGTCGCCTCTACAGCAGCGTTACCAACCATCTCAATACTACCGATAACGCCATCTTCGTTATAAGTAGAGTTTGGTTTACCGACAATAGTTGCTGAATAACTAGATATGGTTGATCCATATGACCCAGTTCCTTTAGAGAAATCGACTTTCAGATTAGATAGAACCGAAACAAACTTATTATCACCCAGCAAGTTGTTGACAGCAGTATTAGTATCTCGGACTGAAAATGACGATAGCGTAGGCTTGACTGATGCCGGAACCGCTAGTGTTAAGTTTTTCTCATCCCTAGCGATCTCTTTACCATTTTGGTAAGTTATATACCTAACCTTACCGACACCCTTATCAGAGTTAGGAACCTGATTACATAACTCCATAGGCGGTGTCCAGTTGTAAGTGGAAACGAACCGACTATCTCCATTGATATTCTGTTTCCAATTACCAAACTCAGCTTCTACAGCATGTGTATATCTTGTATCATTACGGTCAACTGAGAGAGTTACAGGGCTACCTATTGTACCAGATACATCCTTACCTTTGCTACCTTTGAAAATATCCTTAAGCTTAACAGTAAACTGAGCTTTCGCCGTACCATAACCACCAATATTAATAGGATATTCACAAGAAATAGTCGCAGTCTTGGTACCATCTGGATTATGCGGGATTAAGTAGTCCTTACCGAAGATATTGCGTTTCTGATTTTTACCAATAACTGGGTTAATATCATAATACTCTTCGATACCAGCAACATTAAGCCAAAGTCGTCGAGTACCGTTACCCGAGAAGATTTGACCTCCCCCTGAGGAAATTAATCGAACTTGTACGTTAAAAAGGGTTGCGTTTTGCTCAGGTTTCTGAACGTTCCAATCAGACCATAATTCTAATTGTATATTCCCAGCCCAAGGGCCAGAGAAGTTTACTACTACCATTTACTATGCACCTCCTACATATAATGTTATATTTCTATCTGGATTTGATGGGTCTTGCATTGTAACAAATCGACCGATACGAAGTGATTTGACAAACACCCCGTTATCAATTTGTAGCACACCTTGAGAGATTGATGCTACCTCTTTACCCCCAGATATGAAAGAGATGCGATCTGTTGATACTAGAACTTTTGAAGAACCGTCTTTCTGACCCACAATAATCCCTTCTTCAGATTGAGACATGTAGGTGTTAACGAACTCGGTCACGATCTTAAGTTCACCAACTTTGTTCTGTAACTCAGCGATACGCTCACTAGCTCGAATAGCGGCTTGCTCAGCGTCCTTTCGACCAGCCTCTTCAATATCCATAAGGTTATGAACTTGGTTAATCCACTCGTCAACGACTTCCTGAGTAGCTTTTGCATCTAACTCAGCTTTGAGAAGAGCGTTACGTTCAGAGAGTTGGTTGATCTGATCCTGTGTCAGCAACTGGTCGGCTTTAGAGGCTATAGCGCTATCCAAGTCCTCTGGAGCAACAGTATAGTCGGTAGTGGTATTACCGAACTCAATCTTAATACCAGTAATCCAAGCAGTACCCGTCTTAGTACCTTCTAATAAAATACGTATATCAGTCTTCAACTGGTCATATCTTGTATCCCATCCAAAGTTATAAACTTTCTCAAGTCTAGTCCAGTCGGAGCTACCCGTGAATCCAAACATCCACGGATAGTCTACTGATGATATTTGTCCAGTCTTAGAGTTACGTCTCCAAAGTCCTCCTGATTTAAAGACATTAAAGTTAGACCAAGCATATTTACCGCGTTGAACATTCTCATATTTTACCCAACAGCTCATTGTGACTGTTGTGTAGAATCGACTTGTGAACTCAGGAGCTAGATTGAATCTAAGATTATTCTTCCCCTCTTCAGCTTCAATTCGAAAACATTCAGTCTGACCGGTTATATGGTTCTCCGGGAGCTTCTCGATAGCGACATAGCCCATAACTTTACTGTTAATCCAAAGGTTACGACCCCCGATAACTAAGTCACCGTTCAAGGATACCCATTTATATCGACTAGGGTCGCTACTGTCGCCTACTTCAAAGTCAGTGTAAGTACCGATGTATTTCTTACCACTAGAGTTGGCTAGACTGAAGTCTGATCTACCATCTGCACTGTTAGCATAAGCGAAGTGAACATATGGAGTACGACCATCAGCACCAGGCTTACCTGGAAGACCTTGTTCACCGTCTTGACCTTTCCATCTTGTCCAGCGGTACTTGCTTGGTTCCGGGCTATCCTCTCGAATAAAGTCTTGGTAGAGACCGATAAAAGGCTTGTTAGAGTCAGTTTGACTAAAACCGATACGACCGTCATCAGCATCAGAATATGCAATGTGAGTGTATTGTGTTAACCCGTCTACCCCTCTAGGACCAGGAATACCCTGATCCCCTTTAGGACCTTGCAGACCTTGAATACCTTGAGGACCAGCAGGACCAGCGGGACCTTGTAAACCTCGGTCACCTTGTTCCCCTTTATCGCCCTTAGCACCATCAGCACCCTTAATCTTAGTCCATTTGTAGACATTAGGGTTAGTACTGTCGGCTTCTGTAAAGTCGGTGTATGTACCAATATACTCTTTGTTGGTTGAATCACTAACGCTGAACCCGCTATTACCATTAGCCGAATTAGCATAGGCAAAGTGAATATATGGGGTCTTACCGTCTGTACCTTTAGGTCCAGGGATACCGTTAGCCCCATCGTCACCTTTCCACTTCGTCCATCTATAAGACGACGGAGTAGTACTGTCGGTTGGATTAAAGTCTTGGTAAATACCAATATAGGCTTTATTAGTTGCAGTCTGACTGAACCCATTACCATAAGCGTTATCAGCATAGGCAATGTGAGTGTATTGAGTTCTACCGTCAGCACCTCTCTGACCAGGAATACCTTGATCCCCTTTAGGACCTTGTAGACCTTGAACCCCCTGAGGGCCTGGTGCACCGTTAGCACCGTCGGCACCTTTTATAAGAGACCATTTGTACTTGGTAGGGTCCGTACTATCGGCTTTTTCAAAGTCGGTGTAAGTACCCATGTACCTCTTATTAGGGTCGCCATATACGGTGAATCCAGTTCTACCATCAGCAGAGTCGGCATAAGCAAAGTGGACATATGGGGTACGGCCATCGGCACCAGGCTTACCAGGTGTACCGTTAGCACCATCAGCACCACGTACTTTCTGCCATTTGTATTTCGAAGGGTCTATTGAATCTTCTTCGGTATAATCGGTGTAAGTACCCATATATAGCTTCTTAGATACGTCGACTTTAACCTTAGTTGGTTCTGAGTCAATATCCTGAGCTAGCGTGTATACTTCGGCCGTAGTAAATCCAGTATATCCATCTACGCTATCGGCATAAGCAAAGTGGACATACGGAGTACGGCCATCAGCACCAGGAGCGCCTGGAACACCGGAGGCTCCATCATTACCTCGCCATTGAGACCAATGATAATCTTCAGGACGGTCGCTACCTGCGAAATTGAAATCTTGGTATATACCTATATGAGTTAATATGCGCCCTTTTTCCGGATCTTTAGTAAATGCGTTGTAAGCGTTAGACCCATCGTAATTAACTTTAAAGCCAAAGTTACACCAAGCAAGGTGTGTATACTGGGTTCTGCCGTCATCCAAATCGACAATAGTAATCTGACTAGTTGAAATTAAACTCATTATACCACCACCTCCTTACTTAGTTACAACAGCAACTGAAAATGTCGCTTTATCTTCGACGTCAATACGAGTAACGCTGACACTCTTCACTTTAGACTCAGGACGCTGACCCCATGGTTCATCTACTTCACCATTAGCGTTGGTCTTAGTCCAAATATAGTTAAAGGCTTCGCCCCGGGTGTCAATCTCGACATCGTCTCTAAACAGCTTAGCAGTCAGCACAGTGTTGATGATACCGTTCTTAAACACGTCACCGTTACTCGACTCAATCACTGTAAGAACAGGAGATAGCCCGTCATTTACAGTAGCGATTGTTACATCTTGGAACTCAACCATCTGACCTTGAACCCAAGCCTGAATAGTAATCAGAGCATTACCGCTAGTACCAATATTAGATCTTGATGCCCGGAACCTAGTTCCACTACCCGCAAGGTTATTGTCAATGAAGTAACTGAAATCAACATCTGTAACTTCAGATTTACCCTTATATAAAGTAGGAATAAGCTCACAGCTATCTGTCAGCTCACGGAACATCGTAGGCCCTGTAGTTTTTACAGTCATTTTGAAAGGTTGAGCGTCATTGATCATCCGTGACATTGTATTCATCAACGTTGAGTTGTTGGTTGGTCGAATAGCAACGACATTAGACAATGTGAGCTTAGTCTTACTATGATCTGTAGAACAGCGCACCATCTCAATGACACGAGCTCGGATAAGCAATCCGCCAACGAAGTTCTCATCGGTCATGAAGATTACATCACCAATCTTGATATCGTAACGTTGAAGAACCATAGCAGAGTTAAGACTGATCTCCCATGTTGTAATAGGATACATATAATTACGTAGCATCTTAACCCCGTAAGCCCATGCTTCATCTGCGTTAGTAAACTCGGTCTTAACATCACGTACGATCCATGGGTCACAGTTATCCCGTTTGTTTACAGAGGGATAGAGCTTAGCCGAGATAGGTGCATAGATTGTATGAGACCCCCGGTTACAGTACATTTCAACGTGCGCACCGTCTGCAGCCTTGATCTCACGAGAGTTAGGGAAGGTGATATATGCACCGTCTTTATTCCGCATCCGGATAGCAGAGAAAAGATTAGTCTTATCCTCTTTCTTAATAACAGAAGCGACGTCTCGACCCATCTGTAACCGAATGTCGGTACGAACTCGTCCTAAACCAGGTTCGTTATCTTTTGCGACATTGCGAGATTTATAAACATTAAGTATATACTTATCAATCTGGCCACCATCGGTAAGTTTGGTTATAATCTCCATCTCACCATCAAACGCTTCGACAAGTTTAAGGATCCGAGCCAAACATGTATCGTCATCAGATTCAAACTTAAGCGTCTGTTTAGTATTACGAATTTCGCAAATACCCAATTCAATACGAGTAAATTTAAAGAGTTGCATAGCTTCGATATACTCTAAGAATGACTTAGCATCTTTGCTCTCATAAGCAACAACCTTCTCATTAAGTAACTCTAAGTTAGTTGTAACACATTCTAATGTAATAGTATAATCTGTTTCCCTACGAGTCATTACGTTGAACACATAGTCGATATCATCTTCATGGAAGGAGATATAAGACTCTGTAGTGAGATTGGCTATACGTTCATTTAGAACACCATTTGAATATTTATCGACAGTAAAAGTAAAGGTAGCCGAACCCTTACCGCAGTATTGATGGAACTCTTCATCGTAATATTTCAGAGAACCCGGAACATCGTTGTTAATATGATCAACAATATTCATTGCGTTGTCATGAACTGCTAACTGCCATGCAGGTTTTACATTCATTTTGAAGTTTCGGCCTCCTTTCTTATAGCCATGCTTCTTCCCACTCTACAATAACCTCAGGGGCTGTTGTAACAAATCCGGAAGAATGAATTTCAAGTTGCGACTCCCCGGGAGGAATTGCGAAGTACCGAGATCCATTTGCTAGATCTCCCTCAGCGCCGACCCCTTGGCTAGATGCCTCCGGATCAGAGATATATGAGATTTTACCCTCATACATATCGACAACAAGTTCACTACCAGCGTTATACTTGTTAGGAACAAGGTCGTAACGTTGGACGTTAGTCTTTTGGAATTTAAGTGATTGTACACATAAGGTATCCAAATGACCAGTGCCTGGTCTCTCGCTCCGTGCTCTACCATAAAGAACCCAGATCTTAGTACATTCTAAGTTCTCTTTGGTAGCATCAACGATAGTCTTAGGAATACCGTTATATCCATATGTGAACTTTGGACCATCCTTAATAACATAAGCATTACCGGTTCTGCTATTAAAAGCAGGGTTAGGCCGTTGTTGACCTGGCTCATTGTTATTAGATCCGAATTCATTCTCTTCACGAGGAAGCTTGTGAATATCGGTTGTAGTGAAGACTTGTACAACCTTATCACTATCAGTGGTATATTTATCCAAGCTGTAGGCACAAATAAGTCGGTCGTTATCGTCCATAAACATGATTGCCAACAGACCAGTTTGACCAATCTTAGATGCCCAGAGTTTTAAGTTAAAGTCACAACGGAAATTCTTAGCACCTTTAACGTTATTCTTATCCGCAGGTAGAGTATACTCATACACAGCACATCCCCAGTCTTGACCGATACCCTTAGACCCAGAACGAGTCCAGTGTAATCCAGGACAAGAATAACCTACGCTACCCGCATCTCTTGGCGCCCAGTCAAGTGTTAGGTCGCTGATCTCAGCGTGACTAGCTACGGTTAAAGGAGATTGTGAGCTAAGTTTACCACCAATATTCGCCCCTTTACGCCATCCAGCAGAGTCGTTTGGTGTTAAGTTAAGCAGTAGTTGTGATTGGTCATAAGATCCGGAAGCGGTTACAGCACCATCTCTTCCTGAGGAGCTTGTACCGATTTCCATCACACCGTTTTTATTAACAATGCCAATCCAACCGTTAGTTCCAGCGTTCTTAATTCTAATGCGAGGATATGCTGGAGCACTTCCTGCATTATTTAAAGTCATTTTGACAATATTCCCCTCTTTAGTAAGAGAACCAATATCTGGGGAGTTGGTCTTCGATGTCAATACCTTTGTAAGCTCGGAATGTAATAAACCATCCGGAACTTCAAATGAAATAGACACCGTAGCCTGACTCTTTTGTAAATCCTCAGTGAACTTAGGTTGACCTGATGTAACAGCAAGGTAGTACTTACCATCCTGGTCATCAAACTGTAATTTCTTTGGCCCATCAGGACAATCAAGAGCCCGAGCTAGTTTCGTACGAAGCGATAATAGCTCAGCAGGACTCCCTGTCTTTTGTCCTTCAATAGTAATATCATAAGAGCTTCTTCTACCAGAAACCCATGTCTTACCAAAACGGCCAGTGCCGGCGGAATATGTATGTTCCTGACCAGCACCAGCATTACGTTCAACTTTAGTTACAGCATCGAGGAGTTTACCGATATCAACAGCATCAGTTCCTTCACCAAAGATTATAGAGAAGTATGATTCATCTCTCATAATCGTGGTAACACTCCATCTAACATATTTAATCGATCACTGTAAGTCCGTTGCGCATCTGCCATACCTGGCGCTAACGCACGGTTTACAAGATCTTTATCCAAGTAAATTGGGTTGACTTGTCCTTGAGCAAGGAGGTCGTTCCCAATAGCAGAGTTCTCAGTAAGAGTCGCCAATTTTTGGTCTACATTATTTAATCCCCGTACCACTTCGTCAATAGAATAACGATTAGAAGCAATACTACGGCTTGTAGGATTAAGCGACGAATAATTAATATTTGCACCAGTGAGTCCAAGATAACCAGATCCATTCCATGTATATCCATCAACATTAGACATATCTAAGACAGGGGTAATAACCGGAGAAAGCTCCATGTTATTATCAAGGTAGTCTGATGTTTCGCCAAGAGCGTCTTGAATGTATTGTTGAACCTTGCTCATGCTGTTGTTAACGGCATTAAAAGATCCTGTAGAGCCCAAACCTGAAGCAAATTCTACGACAATAGCACGACCCGATCTTGCTACTTGACGCCAACCTTCGCCAGAGAAAGGACCTTCTTTCGCTGGAGAGTGCGGGAATAACGCTTGAACGGCGCCCATGATACGACCAACAGCGCCTTGTACCGCCGCCATCGCACGCGAACTAGCAATACCTCCAGCAAAGGATTCGGAAATAGCAGCACCAGATCCTGAGGCATCATATTTCATACCTTCACCAGCCGCTCTCGCAACATTAGCACCGGCACCGTTCGCTTTACCAGTTCCACTATTTATAACAGTAGAGAAATCGTCTATCGCTTTATAACCAGCAGGCTTGCCATCAACTGTTTTCAGCCCTTCATTAGCACTATTAGCAACTTCTTTTGCAGATTGATGAATCTCTCCTTTAGAGGCCACAATAATCTGGCCTACTTTATGAAGCTCCTCTTGAGTCATAACTTTACCAGAGTTATAGTCAGAAATCAATTTATTTGCTTCTTCTTGACTGACACCTATTTTAGGAAGTACCTCAGAATACATACCGTCAATCGAAGTTAGGGCAGATCCTTTAATCTTACTGATATTGTCTTCCACTTTACCCGGCGCTGATTCAACAGGCCTCATGAAGTTATCCATGTGCATTTGAGCAACTGAAGAGAAATCGCCCTTAGCTAATTGGTCAAGCATAGCAGGCGGAATATTTCCAGATTTAAGCGCGGCCAATGCCAGAGTAATATCTAAGCGTCCGCCCAAATATGTATCCAAGTTCGTAAATGCTTGAGTTACAAGACCGACATCGAAATTACCGTTTCCAGAAAGCCCTACTTCTACAGCGGCTTTAACCTCTTGTGCTCTCTGACCTGCCGCTTCGGCAGTCCCATCAAATCCAGACAAATACTGTTGCATTTGTTCCATGGACATGCCTGAGAAATCGCCCTCCGCCATTTTCTGGAGCATCTCTTGAGGGATCTGTCCAGATTTAAGAGCGGCCATAGCCTTAGTCATATCAAGTTTACCGCCAAGGTGCTCATTCAACATATTGAATGCACCGTTAAGTAAGCTCATGTCCCAATTACCGTCTCCACCAAGTCCTTGTTCAAGGGTTTTCTTGATATCGTCGGCATTTGCCTTAACTTCGGGTTTAGCTGTAAGTACGCCATTTGCATAGTCATACCCTGCTTTTTCAGCAATCTGTTTAACCTGCGCTTCAGACATACCCATTTCAACCATTTTGGAGAATAACTTACCAGCTTCGTTAGCGTCAATGGTTTTGTTCTTAAGACCTTGGATAAACTCATTAGCACCTTGAATACCTAATTGCGAACAGAATGTCTTAAAGTATTCAAGTCCATCTTTTGACTTAGCTGCGATATTCATAGCACCTTGGACTTCAGCGGTACCTAGCCTATCCAACTGTTTAATTGCAGCATCAACACCGCCTTTAGCGGCGAGTTCCGCATAGGTTTTAATACCGTCAACACGGTCATGCAACCATTTTTCAAATCCTTGAGCACCGCTTTGTAGACCCTCTTTAGCCTTTTCAAAGTATTTCCCAATACCAGGTATTTGCCCGAAGGCATCTAGAATAAAAGACAACATCGAGGTTACAATCTCTATAAGTAGCGAGAATATAGATGCAAATACATCTGTCACAGAAACAGCAATAAGATTACCATTATTACGTATCCATTGCGCGATCTGCTGAAAACCTAATAGCACAGAGTCAAGAATTCTAGTAATAAATCTAGGAATTGCTCCAATAACCATATCAACAGCAGCAGAAAGCATATCAACAAGGGCGCCAGCTATATCAACAGCGGCATTGCCAATACCAATAATAATACCTTTTACAAGCTCAACACCGATTTCAATAAACTTACCAATATTACCGCTAATACCACGAACTAGACCAACAACCACACCTTCTGCCATACCAGCGACAACTTCAGCGATATCACCAGATGACTTAGATGCCTCAGCAAAGAACTTACGGAAGTTTTCTCCGCCTTCTTTACCAAGACGTGATACGGTATCAATAAGTCGAGTAATAGCATCTATAATAGAAGCGATTCCTTGCAAGAAGTAACCGATACCAGCAGATGCAATACCGATAGCACCACCAATCATAAGAAGGGACGCACCAAGTGCGCTAATACCAGCGATTGCTTCCCAGCCACCAAACTTACCAAGTAAGCCACCAATAGTGGCGATTGCAGCAACGACGCCCACAAGCATACCTACTTGTAACAAGATGTTGTCCACAGGTATAGTAGTTAACTCTTTCAGAGCATATACTGAGGCCATCAATGCCCCAACTGTTGCAGCAAGACCTATGATACCTTCTCTCTTGATGTTCCGAGCGGCTTGTCCGATTTTAACAAACAAGTAAACCACAGCAACTAAAGCGGTGCAGGCAACTACTACTTTACCGAAGTTACCTTCCATCTTACTTAGAAGAAGAAGACCGGCAGAAGCAACTAGAACAGAACCCGAAAGTACTGCTAGGTTCTTGATACCTTCGTTTATTCCTTTATCTGCAATGTTGTTCTTTTGAAGAACCATAGCTAGAGCACCAAAGGCCGCAGTAACTACTGCCATAGCACCAAGTGCTTGTACAATTGCATCAGGGTTTTTCATCGAGCCAATATTCTGCGCTAAGCTACGCATCATATACAGCATTCCAGCAATACCACCGAACATGACAAGTGCATTCTTAGTAAATGATTGCTTAGTATTATCCAGCTTACTAAATGCTAATGCAATACCACCGATAACAGCAAGCATGATAGTAACTGCCGCTCCGCCTTTCTTAAGAACCTCGGTATCAAGAGATCCTAATTCACTTACAGCTTTTGATATTCCAGCAACGGCTTTAGCCATGGTAATAAATGTAAGAACTGATGAAGTCTTAACATCCTTAAGGTTCTTAGCCATATAAAGAACCCCCATTATACCTACCATGATAACTCCTATAGAGGCAAGGCCTTTCTTAAGAGAATCTGCATCCAAAGTACCGATATCTTTGACTACCTTAGCGACTTTCTTAATTGAATAAGCTAGACCAATAAAAGTTAGAATACCAATAGAGATTTTAGCAGAACCCCCATCAAACCCTTTAGCATTTCGTTGCATATGGGCCATTATAGCCATCAAACCACCCATTGCTACAAGGATAGCCCCTGCAGAAAGAAGTCCTTTCTTAAGAGACTCCCCGTCCAAGCGACCTAACAACATAACAGATCCTGAGATCATAAGAATAGATCCTGCTACACCAAGCATACCAAGCATCATATCTTTTGCACTTTGTACCTTGCTTGGATCAAATTTCTTAGTTGTCATCGAAAGCGATAAGTAAAATACCTCAAATGCACCAAGAACGGCTACCAATCCAAGGACACCCCGTTGAAGTTTATCCGCAGGGATCATTGATAGTACCAATAATGAACCTGTCAAAGTAGCAATAGCTAATGCAAAGGACTTAATGTTTTGGAATTTGGCTTTGGCTTTAAAGTGTCCACTAATAGCTTTAAACATATTCGTAAGAGATCCAGTTACAGAGTTAGCTCCTTCGAAAATACCTTTACCGAATTCACGGAACATGTCTTTAATACCGAGTACCTTCTTACGAGTATTCCAAAGCACGATAATAGCGGCTGCTAACGTAAGGATCTTACCAACTGCCGCAGAGTCTGCTTTGTTGAATGGTGCTAATACAGCACTGAATGTCTCACCAAGAAGTTTGGCCATGTCGCCAATACTTGCAAAGACACCTTTACTCTTTTCATGGACACGATCTACGCTATCGCCCAAACGGTTCATTCCGGCTTCGGCTTCTTTCATCTTACGATCTCCGAAGTCAGCCTCTGTAAGTTCATCAGCAGATACACCGGTAACCTTAAACAGATCTTTAAAGCCGTCCCAGATCTTCTTAAGGACTTTCCCAATCTCTTCAAGGGCTTTCTTAACACCCTTACTTACAGAATCGACAACCTCTCCAAAGTTCTTAAATGAGAAGTTGGTGTCTTTGAAACCTGAGGCGATTGATGAGGCGAATTGCTTAATTAAATCCCATAGTCCAGTTAATACATGTTGCACACTAGATGGTAAGCTTGAGAAGAATCCTTTAAACCATGGACCAAATGTACTAGAAATCCAGCTCATAGCCGAGCTAAATCCGTTCTTGATACCTGCTCCAATTTTAGAGAAAGTATCACCTGATACAACATTAGCTAAGCCATGCCAGAAACCATGGAACCAGCCCTTAAATGTTTCTAGGGTTGTCTTAAAGTTACTGAAGTCAATCTTAGATTTGCCCATTTCTTTACGAATGGTATTAAAGGCTTCGCCGATAACGCCTGCCCCTAATCCTAGGCCACCAAAGATAGATTTGACTGCACCTAGCTCACCAACCCACTTACGGAATCCGTCAATGGATTTGACGATACCAGGAACGATACCTTCGGAGAAGTTAGCAGTAAGCGCTTTACCAGCATCACTAAAGACTTTACCAGCACCACCAAAATTAATCTTACCAAAGCTAATCTTCGAGATCTTAGAATTAAACCATTCAAATGCCTTACCGACACTGTCTACGACTGGTTTAAGGAAAGACAATGAGAATTTTACTTTGTCTAATTTATCAGCGTACTCTCCGAGAGTAGGCCAGTGCTTACGAACAATATCGCCAAAGGCCTTAAATGAGAATGTAGTATTTTCTAACCATTTTGAAAGTCCTTGGGTGCCGCTCTTGATCGCACCAAAAGGATTGGACGCAAACACCGCAAAGCCTTTCTTAAGTCCTGACATATCAGGCATAGAGAACTTAAAGTTCTTAAACATGTCACGAACGCCAGGCGGAATCAGATATTCCCATTTAACCGCTTCACGGAACTGCTTCCAGGTTGTAATCTGGCGATTGAGAACTTGATCCATAGCCCCGTTAAGACTACTCCAGAACGTTCTATGACTAGTAATTGTACGTCTGTAGTTATTTCGTACACTATTATAGAATCCGGATAGGTGAGTTCTTAGTTTGTGACCAAACTGGCCAGCCCAAGAATCCATGTGACCAGTTGCATCATTGAAATGCGAGAATCCGACAATGAACTTACCTAGAGCTTTACCGAAGATAGGGAATCGCTGTACAGCATTACCTACCCAGAATGACCACTCGTTGAATTTTTTACCGTTATCACCAAGTGCATGACCCAAAGTCTTAAACGGATTAGCAATCTTAGAGAAGAATCCGTGTAATTCTTGCTTAAGATGTCCAATAGCAGGAGTTAGTAATTTAATTACTTCCCATAGCTTCTTGAACCAGTCCATAACTTTCCCGACAATACCAGGAAGCTTATCAAATGCGGCAGACCACTTCTCAGAGAAGTTGGCTAAGCCGTTATGTACTGCATCCCAGAACTTATTAATAGCATTTCCTACGAAACTAAAGACCTTACCGATCTTGCTGAAGTTTATTAGTTTACTAATAAATACTTCAAACGCACGGATAGTTGTCCATAGAGCTTTCGCTATCATACCAACGATCAGAATGAAGTCCTTGATCATATGGTTTGGAATAAGCGTAGCGATAAGTTTCATCTTAGCGCCTACTTCAGCACCAATCCATTTAAGTCCTTGGAAGACAGCAATAAAGATGTGTTGAAATGCATGAAGTTCAGCGCTTCCTAGTCTTAGTTTCTCAGAAAGTTTTCCAATAATATCGACTAGCTTTTGCCCAACTACAGTACTTACATTTCCACCAAATACATGAGTGAATGCGCCACCAATAGATTTAAACACGCCACCGATAGATCCAAATACTGAATCCATAAGGCCCATTATTTTGTCTCGTCCGCCTAAAGATACAAATGCTTTCGCAAACTCATTAGCCTTTTCAGAAGTCGCGCTCAAAGCATTGGCCGCAGCATTACCCCATTTGGTCCAGAACGCAGTAAGCTCATCACTACCTGCTTGACCAAATAAGGTTTCCCATACACGAGCCCAGCCAGATGTTACTTGGTCCGCAACAGCCTCTGCCGCTTCACCAAAGGTGTGGAAGTCAGAAGCCATCTTTTTCAAAGTTTCATCGTTAGCAAGCTGTTCAAGGGATTTAATTAAGACTTCGTTAGTCAACCAGCCGTCTTTAAGAGACCCCCGGAATCCTTCAGATAAGTCAACGTTTTGTCCTAAAGCCTTAGCAGTTTCGACCAAGATATCTTTAAACCGTTTAGTTGCCATACCCGCATTTTCAACAGACATCCAGTTCTGAGTATTCATCATACCCATTTGTAATGCTTGTTGTACCCCGAATTGTAGCGAGCGGTTAAATCCATCTGTACTTGCACCAGCAGAAGCAGCCAGGTTACCCCAACCTTTCAATGCGGTAGTGGCATCATCTAGACCCACCCCGGCATTTACGAACTGAGCAAGTGAGTTGTGCATTTGCTTAACTGAGTATTTGGTTGTTTCTGCATACTTTTGCAACTCATCAAGGGATCCCGTAATGTGACCCATTTCAGATTTACCCAATGCAGCAACCAACATGTTTACTGAGTTAACCTTGTCTTCAAACTGACCGAAACCGGCTTTAAGCGGAGCGATTGTGTGAAGTATCTTACCCGCAAAGTTCTTTGCCATAGACAAGCCGGCCATTGTAGCATTAGCCGCAATATTACCCAAGGCAATAGATGCTACCGATTGTAGCATGCTAAATTTACCGCTGGTCTGTTGTACAGAGGTATCAATGGATTGAATAGCCTCAGACGCTTGCTTACCACCTAATGTTATAGGAGAAACAAAGTTTAGGACACCAGATGCAAATTTACTAAAGGTTCCTGTCGCACTACCAACAGCAGATCCGATTTTATTAAAGGCGCCCATATACATATCCCCTAGTTTAGGGGCAGAGCCCATTAATTCGGTAAGGGAGCGACCTAGAGATTTAGTGGCTTTCTCGGTATTTGCAAAGCTAGATTTACCATCGACTTTTGCAAGGGATTTATCTAAGTCTTCAAGAGACGATAAGGACTCTTTAAGACCTGTCTTGAACTGTTCATTATCAATACCGAGCTTAATAAGACGTTCTTCAATTATTTGTCTACTCAATTACTTTTTCCACCTCCCTCAATATCTCATCTGCAATAGAATCTACAATAGGAGTAACAAAGTTATTAGCAGGAACATATCCACCAGTACCAGTACCGTGGCCGTTAACAATAAGCACAACAAGAGGGGTACCATCTTTAATCTTCTTCGAGTTAGAATAGTATAAACTTAAACCATTTTGAGATTTTTCAACCTCCATACCCCAAGAAGAAGCAGTTGACCCTGATCGTTTAGGAGTAGCAGAAATCAGCCGGCTCAATCCACTCCGTCCACGAGATTGTAAAGCATGTCGAACTGAATCCATGTTTTCGGCTTTCTTAGCCATTGTAGACAACCCAGTTTTCTTCTTAATTGTCTGCACCTTTATTCGCATTTCGTTCACGCTCCTCTCGCATCTTACGAATTTTCTCTTGCCGTTCATTGTTAATACGATCATAGTCATCCAATATTTGACTCGTAGACTTCTTCTTCTTAGGTGCGTTGAATTCACCGATGACACCTAAAAGAGTTAAGAGTCTATGAATATTCCAAGTATCGCATTCGAATGGAACCCTCGCATTGGCCATATAAGCATATATAACCTCTGACGTCATAACCATTCCATTATTACTTGGTTTCTCCACTGGATTGATAACTGTAGCTGTTGGTTTATCCTCCAGATACATTGAAACCTGTTCAATTACATCTGGCGTTAAATCCGAGTAGCTTATATCCTCTTGACACATTATTAAGAAATAGTCAAAGAGCTCAGCAGTGGTCTTTTCCTCTCGAGTTAAAAAAGGCTTGCGATATAATGTCTCCCACTCCGCAACAGTTTTTAAACTATGCTCGAAATGTAAACGGCGACCTGGTATAGTTATGAATTGATACGTGTCCTCATTATAATATTCTCGATCGGGTGTATCAATAACTAACATATATACCTCGCTATCAAATAAAAATAAAAGAGGGGTGTAAATTTACCCCTCAATTATCTTATTTCTTGAGTTTAGAAACTGATTCCGGAACAGTTCCTTTGTTTGGATCACCTACAAGGGCGCTAAAGAACTTAGAAGTTTCTTTGCCGTCTGCAGATACTGCGTCTGTAATCATATCAATGAATAGTTCAGAGTACGCTTCAGAGTTAGCAAAGTCTTCTTGAAGTTTCTTGTCTTTACGGAAAGTACGACCATCTTCAGAACGTTCACCGTAAGCCATCTTAAGAATAGATTCAACAAAGTCGAAGATCTCATCGACGTCTTCACGGCTCATCATTTCTTTGATATAGTCGTCCCAATCCTTTTTAGCACGACCCATGATACGAATAATTTCGTCTTTACGTAAGTGGAACCAAAGTTCCTCGGTTACTGGTTCCCCAGTGAGTAAGTTGTTATAAGTTACTGTTTTAGAAATCATCTCTATACTCCTTTAATGTAGATTTATATTTCATTTTGAATTTTTGACGCCAACACGAACCTTAGTTGTCCAACCCCTATCCCACGTCATTAAATTCTAATTACCCAGCGACAAGACCGAGAGTGGTGAACACTTCTTCTGGTGTTGGAAGAGTTGGTTCAGAATCAGCAGAACCATAAATTTTCTTCTCAAGCTCAGCAAGTTTGTCTTTGTCAACCAAAGTGCTGTTGATTTCAACGTGCGCAGTTGGTTTCATACCTGGTACTGGTGTTGGTACTGTATCGAAGTCCCAAGAGAACTCAAGAGCATCTGGGCTTTCATTTACAGTTTGGTATTCTTTACTTGATACACCAGCAGATGCTGAGTAAACAAGGTGAAGAATGTAACCATGGTCCAAACCTTCAGTATCGTTACCGATACCAGTACGGTATGAAAGACCGAAGTCAGAACGAGCTTGACCAGAAACAGTCACACCAGCAAGTTCTTTCTTACCACCAGCTCCGTTAGTAATAGGGCTACGTTTACCTTGACATTTATTCCATTCTTGTGGATAAGTGTAGGCTGAGATTTGACCTTTGAAGCGTTCGTCTGAGCGCAAGTTAAGGTATTTCTTGTTATTAGCGTATTTAGCAGTAGATTCTGCACCTTCTGGTGATTCTGAGACTTTAGTCAAACCGTCCCAAGCAACACCTTTTTCGTAGCTACCATCACTTTTCTTAAGGAAAAGAACACCGTTGTCAACACCGTATTCGTATAAACGTTTAGTATCCTGATCCCAAACCAATTTTGTCATTTAAAATTTCCTCCAAATATTAAGCTTCTGAGAATTCACCAAATGCATTAATGCGTTCGCCGTTCTCAACATTACCACAAGCAACATAACGTCGCTTACCACTAGTTGCACCGATGTAAGACAACCAACGATATCCGTCAGCATCCATCCATTGATCGTAAATGAATGTTTGTCCAGGTGTGTAAACTTCTACGATCTCAGCAGTAACGTGTGGCTCAGTACGGACATTAAGTCCAGCTACCATTACTGTAAATTTCGCAGTTTCTTCGTTTACAACAACCTCGTCTGCAGGAGTCTCTGGTTGTGGTGCGATGACAGGGTCACCTTGAGGAAGACCAGTATATGGAGGATAGAACCATCCAACAATACCATCAAAGTTACGTTCATTGTATCGTGCAGGACCACCAACGTATAATGAATCAGCATTACCGTCAATGTTTTGCTCGATAGTTTTGATTGTGTAACCATCAGAGTCTTCAATAACAATACCTGTGTGACCATAAGGGTGACCATACAGATAAGTAGTATCCATGACAAAGATCGCACCGGCTCTAGGATTTACTCCCACTGCATCGTATACAACTTCATACCCCAAACTTGCAGCGGAATCCAATAGGTCGATAGCATTACCCCATAGAATTTTACCGAAGTAAATTTGAGAAATACTATTTGGTAAGTCTACGCATTGAGTTCCATAAGAACCGTCAGCATCAGTACCTACCCCTTGATCCGCTAAAGAACGGGCATAATTAACAACCTCTTCTACTGTAGCCAAATCGACATTCCTTTCTAAACATAAACCACAAATACTTTGTGATATAACCCATTAACCTTATACTCAGATCTAAAAGCAGAATACATAAACGTATTCGAGATCTTCATAAATATTTCATCCGACTCGTTCTTAGACATATAAACCACCTTATACCCCATGTTAGACATATAAGGTTTGTTATTTGCCTTACGAATATCAAAGTCTTCCCTAGTAACAACACAAGCTGGAAACTTAAGCGTAACATCATCAGGAGGAGTGAAATAAATATTCGGACAGATCTCTTGTTTTAGAACTTCGAGAAATTCCTTTCTTGTCTTAAAACCCATAGTTTGTTACCTCACATTTGAATTATACAATTATAACTGCTCGTCCGTATGTTCAGTAACTTTAGTTGATAGGGCCTTAACAATATCAGTATACTTCGTTCCATCCCAGACCTGAATAATCCCATCTTTCAGAACTAATGAATTCTTTTGAAGTTCACTAGTTTCTTCTGGTGGAGTCATCAACACACCTAAATGATCAAATGCGTCAATTTTTAATTCATTTTGAGATTTTCGAGAAGTTTCATTCACTCGCTGTTCTAACTCCGACTTAAGCTCTGATAATTCGAGATCTTCTACTGTTAATGCAACTCGAGGAGGGTAAGGTCTAATCGTCCCTACTTTATAGAACGAGCCCATATAAAGAATGTGGCTAATTCTATTCACTCGGTCAGATGCATCATTAGGCAAAAGAACATCGAACTTAAGTTTCGACTTAGTATTCTGGTTAACTGAGTCACTATCCTCAATCATAAATGATTTAGTAGATATTCTAGCAATTAACAAAGGGGATACCGTATAGGTATAACGATGATCCCCAATTTCAACTTCTTCTGTCTCTTTGGAACGGAAGATAAGTCTAATTCCAGCTTTTGTCATATCGTTACCTTCCTAACTTTCAAAGACTATTCAGCTTTTTTAGGTTTCTTTTGCTTTGGAGATGTTTCAATATCACCGAGTTTCTTTTCTTCCTCAGTCATAACAACTCCATTTACTGCAGCGTCATAATCTACAGCCTTAGCACCTACACCTTTGAATTCAGTTGGGTCTGTTTGTACAGTCCAAGTTGGTTTAGTCTTAAGACCAGTAGAATCAAATGCGGCAACAGTTTCATCAGCAGCAGCTTTATCGCTTACAGTAACGACGATGAATGATTTAGGTGTACGGATAGCACCAGACATACGAGCATGCATCAAGTATTTATGTTGCATGAAGTCGATATCGAAGCTATCAAATGTAGCAATTTCACCATTCTTAGACATACCGAATTGATAGTCTACAAGATTACCAATGATGAATGTTCCTTGAGGAAGAGCGCGGTATTCAACAACTTCATCACACATGAAGTATGCAGCGATGTTCGCGTTACCAGGTACTTGGTTGTTGTCCATAGATGGAGCATACAAGTAACGACCGTTCTTGTCTTTAAGAGTCTTCAATTTAGCCAAGTCGAATGGGTTGATGTAAAGACATGGTTTACCAGAACCTTGGTATGCAGGGAATGCTTTACCGATCACTTCGTCAACAGCAGTTTCAAATGTAGCCGCAGTTACTTTGATCACGAACAATGGATTATCTTTGATGATAGGGCGAATGTGTTTTTCACTGATCTTTTCAGGGTTGCGTTTACCGTCAGAAAGTGTCAATGGACGTCCGTCAGACAAGAAAGCGGCTTTAACGATTTCTTCTTTGAACTTAGCCATTTGAACTTGTTGGATAAAGTTAACAGCAGCGAATCCACCATCTTGCAAGTCGATCAAATCATCATGATCGATTGTTTCACGACGGTGAACAGATCCTGGAGTAGTTTCACGGAAGTATACTTCTTCGATAGAGTCAAGAGTTTGGTTACCTTTGATATATCCACGAGCGCGAGCTTCGTCTTCTGTAAGGTTAGCAAACATATTCTTAACGCGAGGAAGTGGAGACTTACCGAATTGTCCCATGATCTTGTCAATGTTAAGTGAGCCTGGGTTGTAGACATTAATTCCACCGTTATTAGCAGGTTGTGGGAACAATGTTTCCATACCTACCAAACCGTGTTGAAGTGAGTCTTCACCTAGAACGTCGTTAGCACGAAGTACGCCTGCGAATGAAGTTGCGTTTCCTTGAATCGCGCTTTGTAGTAAAGTATCCAATTCTGCTTCAGATACAGCAGCATTAGTAGTCCCTTGGAATTGATTGTGTTTCAAAACTTCTTCTCCTTCGAAAATAGAATGTGATACTGTATCACCAGCATCGGCACCAGATTCTACAGTGACCTCATTGTCTTCTGTAGCTCCGTCAACAGTTTCGGTTGCGACTTCTTCGTCCAAACCGTTAACTTCTAACTCATTTTGAGTTTTTTCAGTTTCTTCTGCTTCTTCAGCTTCTTCAGCTTGCAAAGCGGCATCAACGTCAGCTAGAACGCCACCGAGGAGAGTTTCAACCTCTTCATCAGTTAGACCTTCTAACAGTTCCTCATATGTACGAGACATGTGTCCCTCCTTTTTATCTTCTAACTCATCTTCAGTATCTGAATGAATGAGTTCCTGCGTGATACCAGTGTGAATGGTAGCACGGTCGCTTTCGTACTCTTCAGTCCCGTATGCGCTATGGAGCATAACATGTTCGATCAGCGCACCAGGATTGGCACCTTTGAGAACGAGACTTACTTCATAGATTTCACCATGAATTACGTCGTTACCGTTCTTTCGGATACCGCGAGCCCCGATAGACATAGCGTTTAAATCACCATGTTGTAGTAGGACTCTAGTGTCTTGAGCATGTTCGGTATCATTTAGATACCCATACCCATAAACACCCTGGTCACGATGCTGAAGTTTCATGTACCCCAACACATTTGAGGGACTGGAGTAATCATGTTGCCAAACGATAGGAACTTGAGCGCCATCGCTTTGTAGAAATGCATCATGACGAATCGTGACACCATCACTACAGCGAATGTCATTCTTAGTTACCCATCCAGCAAAATCAGCCTTCTTTTGCAACTAGAAAACCTCCATAAAAATTTTATACATCCAAGAGACGTCCGTACTCATCTACCGGATTTCCGTCCGCATCGACATACCCACCTTGGCCATCGTTGTAGATTTCAGGATACCCCTGGGTTGTACCATTAGGATCACCAATACCCATTAGGTCCATACCAGTAGAGATGTTCTTATTAAAGAGCATATCTGCGATACGGCTTGGGTGAGGTGCTCGACCTAGCATTGCACGGATTTCATTCGAAGTAAATATTGCATTCCGAGCAAAGAGATCTGCCGCAGTACCTAGTTGTTCAACTGGCAACATACGGAATGGGTCACGATAATACTGAATTACCTGACCTTGCGTTCTAGCAGTCTTGGTTAAGAACGTTCTATTAAGACCATCGACAATAGTCTGTAGAACAGGGTCTACTGCTCGATGGTAATAAAGATTAAGCTCAGCTTGTCCTGCAGTACCATCAAGAATCTTAGAAGAGATACCAACTTGGTTATAGTAGTCTTGTTGTAACTTACGTAAGTCGTCAACAAGGTTGTTCATGATGTTACCACCGGTATGAATGAACTTTTCATTCGCATCCAAGGTAGCAATACCGAACTGACTATTAGCTAGCTCTTCTTCGAGTTTCTTTTTACGGTCTTGAGCCAAAGCCTGCCTATGTTCGCTCTTAGTAGCGTATGGTACTTGAATGAAACCATTCAAACGACCTGCTACAATCGCCTTGTCTTGAGAGTACATAAGATCCATCTTCTGCTCTATCAATCGTAGAGTAGCATTCTGGTCTTTAAGTAGCCCAATCAAAGGAGATTCTAAGATAACCACAGATTGCTTAGACAAAGTTAGGTCTTGTTCTAAACCATTTTGATCATTATAGACCCTAACCCGAACAGCTCGAGGATACCATTGCATTATCTTACCTACTCGCATAGATAGGACATCATAAGATCCTTCATCATTCGGTTTTGTAGTCGTATCAACGGGGACAATCGCTACAGTACCCTCTTCCAATAGTGACCAGGCCAAATCGTAAATAAATGCACGACCAGTTTGGTCAATATTAGCAGACAGTGTTAAGCAATCGATCAAACCTGACTCTACAGGGGTTTGATTACCGTCTTCTTCGTTAATCTTTAAATGTTTAAAGTCGACCATTGCGACGTCAAGAGCGATCATAGAGATAACGCTATTCACCAAATCTTGACGTTTGAAATTGTAACCACGAAGCGCACTTGTCGATCGTCCCCAACCAGAGCCGGAAACTAATGACTCATCATAGTCGAGCCCGTTGCGGGTTGACATGAATGCGTTCCATGATCCTAAGGGGTTATTTACCATCCTACAAGAATGCCTCCTTATTACGTTTATAGGCAACCCAAGCATCCATCAAAGCAGCAACGTTATCGATCTTTTCATTGCTTCGCATTTTGGAAAGTTTGTAGTTACCGTTATTGTCTTGAATTACAACAGCATTACCCATTGCGTATTTCATAAGCTCCTCGAAGAAAATAAGGTCGCGAGATGTCGCCATGTTCTTAATTTCACCTAGAGGAACTGACTCGGTTCTAACACCTTGTCGTACAACTTCGACACCAACGTCTCCGTTTTCCATAGTCCAACGATCAACAAACTCAGCAGCATTATATGGGTCGTATCCGAATGAGATAACAGACCATTCCATCTCGTCGATGTACCGCTCAACATCGTCATATACTTGTTCCCAGTCAAGATAATTACCGGGTAGTATAATCAATGTTCCTTCAGCTTGAAGCTGATCGTACTTTTGTTGTGCCGCGGAGTTAAGACGTAAGTATTTAACTTCCGAAACGTATGACCTTGTTTGTACACCGTATCTACCTCTACCGAGAGGTATGATCCAAGTGAACGCCCAGAAGTCATCACCTTGAGAAGCATCCATACCCATTGAAACTTCCATACGTCTGAAGTTCTGCCTTCGATGAAGTTCTGTTTCTTCGAAAGTAAAGAAGTATGTCGTCCCTTCCACAGGTATCCCAAACCGTTTAGCCAGGATATCATTCCTGTTCGCAGGAGAGTGTTCTGCCCGTCTAACATCACGTTGGTAAGCTTCATAAGAAACCGTAATACCGATGTTAGGGCAAGCCTTCATCCACATGTCGGGGTTAGCCACCTCTGCGAGATCATCTAAGCGATAATACCAGATAGAAGTATGCGGGTCGTAGTATTGACCACGAAGGATATCAAGAAGCTCTTTCTTAATAGCATCCCCTACCGAGTCACGTACGGTACCTTCAGAGGACACAGCTAAGATAATATAATCGTCAATACCGTCTTTGGAAGCAGATTGTTCCAAGGCACCAATGATATCCTCTTTGATATCACCAGAAAGCCACTCATCGACACTAGCATACTTGGCACGAGATCCTTGAAGTTTGCTACGAGTCATAGGTTTAACCTGTAGTATGGAGTTTGTTAGTTTGTTAACAATACCGTCTTTCGTAACAGCAAGTTGAGCTTGCGACTTTTGAGTACGAGCCTTATTAGAGCCTTTAGTAAGAACTCTGAACAAAGGGAACCCTTCAGTCGAGCTGGCCGCTTTGGTTATAGCTGTAGCAAATGGGTATAGTACCTCTTCTGCCTGAGCCATAGTTGGAGCGGTTGTTACTTGTTGAGTGGAGTTCGTGTCGATTACCAAACCATAAGCATGGTGTAATGTCGCATATAGAGACTTGGCGTTACCCCGGGCGACAATTAGATATTGTTTGTTTCTAAGTCTGCGCTTATGTTTAACTATTTTGAATTTTCCAGTCTGCGGGTCATATACCTTCTCTTCCTTGATCTCAAACCAAGCTAGTAGATCTTCTGCCCAAAGTCGGAAAGTAGGTAATAGGGTCAATGGTCGACCATCAACCAGGGTCATCTCATTCTCACAGAAGTCAATAAACCCTTGGATAGCGTCGCTATCGTAATAATAATTTGGGTTGGCGATATCCGCATCGATTCGGTTCATCTGCATCGAGACCTCGCGACATACAGGAATCTCACCGCGTATTACAGCGTCTCTAAATCTACCGTACTCGACAGGAACCGCGGTGTTGCTAAATACCACTAGCTACTCCTTTTCCTTAAAGATATTATTTACGTCTATTCTTAACGTCTTTAGCATGTGCTGCGGCCATATCTTTAGCATGTTTACGACGTGCTTCAAGAATCTGAGCGACTTTTGTAGAAGCTTTTGCATTACGCATATAAGCATCGTGATATTTTTGTTCGGCTGGATCTAAAGTTTTACCATTTCGAACACCACTTTTGATCTTCTTGATGTTATCTTCCATATTCCGATCAACCGTTTGCTTATCACGTAAAGCATCTTTAACATGTTCGTCAATCGCTTTTTTATCAGCAGCATACGCAAGATCTTCGGTAAGAGCTTCTGAAGCCTCAGCAAGTGGATTTTTACGTTTCTTCCACTTCATACCTTTTTTACCATAGTGTTGAAGTAAGTCTTCATTTGACGGTACATACACGCCATTAATAATTTCACCCATCTTAATTATCTCCAATCATTGTATCTTTAGTTAGAACCGCACGCAAATCTTTTGTCTTCCGAACACTCTCAGGTATATAAACATCAACACCGTGAATGTTAACGGATTGCGTGAAGTTTGTCATAGTAATAGGCACGTCTTTAAATGCCTTAGCCCACTTCTGCCGTACTTTGAATTCTTCTATAGCTTTCTTGACAGCATCTTTGTTGCTCTTATCGATCTTTCGAGTTACAACAGATGATGGCGCTTTACTATAAACGTCAATACCGGCAGAGATAGCCTTACCAATAAACTTAAGTCGAGCCTGTTGTTTCTTCTTAAGCGCTTCTGCTCGAGCTTTACCTGGAGCTTCTGCTAACTCTTTAAGTTTACGTTCAGACTCAATTCTAGCAATTTTGGCTTTTAAAGCTTTAGTCGATACTTTATCTCTATGACGATAAAGATTAATGACTTCTAGCTCTCGTTGATACTCATCAACTGGCATACTCTTTTTACGCTTCGAAACAGCCTTAGCAACCGCCGTTTGTTTGCTAGATTTACGACGTCTACCGCCTATACTACCGCGAACGGAACCAAAGATATGATGATACCACTTCTGTCCCTTTCGACCATAATGAAGTAGTACGTCATCGGATGTCTTTGTTGACATATTCTACCTCCCAACGAGCTCGAGTAAGATTTTCATCACGAGCTTCTTTTAGTGCCGTAAGGACCGATGCTTGTGGAGGGTCATAAGAAATCATGACACTTATACCGACAAACGTCTTAGCAAAAGACATATTATCAAGCCGTCGCTTTATACCTTCATCCAGATCATCGATATGTCCATAGAAAAAGTCGCTCCACGTAAGATCAGGATTAGTAACAACACTACAAGTATGTCCTATACCGTTTTGTACAAGAATACCTAAGGCAGTATCGATAGCCAAACCTATCTGAGTTTTAACAACTTTGTTGGACTCGGGATCGGAATCATGTAATACACCGACGAAGTTGAGAACGTCTTCATAGATTGTGTTCATTCATTTCATCCTTACCATAGTTTTGTATCACCCGGTTTACGTTCCACCCATTCTTGATACTCCTTCTGATCGTAGTGGATTCGTTTGTGGGTATAATCAGAGACCGTGATAAGTCCGTCAGGATCGAAACAATTCTCGGTCAGATTCTCAATGTCTTCTCTCGTTAAAGGATTCATATGATGGACGGTTATAACACCATCAACATAAAGACCTCTCACACCAAGGTCCTGTCCAAGATCTCTACGAATAATTTCGTTTCGACAGTTAAGCCAGGCTCTTGACTTATAGAAAGGGTTCGAGATGTCTCTCGGAGCCTCGTGTTGAATTCCACGAAGTCTAAGATACTCTAACCGTTCTGTATAAGATTCGAGTTTAGACATTTCTTTGTAGGACAATCTATTGCTCATAGAAAGTCCCCTCAATAACATCAGATGGTTTACCAGCATAACCTTGGAACGCTTTGTGCGCTTCCTTGAAGTCAAGTTCAGCTTGTTGGTCACTACGAATCAAGTCGATACGTGCTTGCAATAGTTCTGCTTGTAGTTCAAGTTGTTTGCGCTCAAGGCGAGCTTTAGGGCTTGCTTGGTTTAACCAGTATACGATCTCCGAAGCCGAAGCAGTTCCTTCCTGAAGACGCTTTTCAGATAGCTCCATCGCAAGTGCCATCATTTGCATTTCACGCTGTTCAGGCGAACGTGCAGGTTTATAGGCCCGTTGAGGAGTATCATAATTAGCAACTTCATTTGTCATAACTATTCAGCCTCTTCCTTTTGTTTCTTAGGTTTAGTAGTATCTGGCTCGATGATGAATGGACGATTCATCACATAACCTTCTTCAGTTTTAACCCATTCAGAGCCAACTTCAAGAACGATTAGGCGTTCACCATTATCTGCCAGTCGAACAACATTGTCTTCTGACTGTTGTGGTGTCTGTCGAATGTAAACTCCAGCAGGGGCCACAACTTTGTATGTAGTTTTACTAGTTGCCACTTGACTTTTCCTTTCTTTGTTAGTGTTGACGAATCCTTTCTTGTGCTTTTGGACTCAAATAGACCGACTTTAAGTTAGTTTTACAAGCAACCAAAGTCCTGTCTAAGGTACCTATAGACTAAGACTATACGGAAAAGGAGCCAAACACGTATAGCCTTAGAAACCGATCTTAATATCGGCCTGTTAGAATCCAAAACCATTTTGAAAAAAATCGCAACGGGGGAATTTTTGATACCAGCGCCGATGCAAAGAAAGGGAGGGCTGTA